CAGATGCGCTGCCGCCCCTTGCCGCGCTTAGCGCGGTAATCGACGCCGATGCTGAAGATCAGCGCCCCGTAGCCCTTCTGCGCCCGCTTCGGGCCGTCGAGCCGGGTCGAGGCGGCGATCGCCCGCCGGTGCAGTCCCTTGCCCTGGTACCGGGCGCCGCGCCATGCCGTGCGGAGCTTGCCGATGTACGGCTTGGTCCCTTCACGGATCGCCTTCTTGCGGACGCGCTCGTTGAGCTTCTGCGGAAGCTGCGAGAGCGTGCGGCGCACCTCGGCGCTGTCCACCGAGATCCGCACGATATTGGTCGCGCCGCGTCCCGCGCTCGGGCCGAAGAGGCTCATTCGGTCACCTCCACGGCCTCGATCTCGAGGCGCCGGCGGCGCTGGTCCATGTCCCAGCACGCGCGGCAGTTGAACGTCCGGACGGTGCCGTTGTCGTTCCAGAGCAGCCGGCTGCGCGAGGTCAGCGACGGCAGCCAGCTCGCAATGATCCGCCACTCGGTGCGAACCGCCGGGCCGCCGTCATCCATGACCTCGGTCGTGTTGGACGCCTCGACGTGCGCCCACACGGTGCCGATCGTCACCCAAGCCTCGACCGCCTGGCCGAACGCATCGACCGTGCGGACGGGGTTCTGCACCGTCAGCGACAGGCGCAGCATCCCGCTTGGGACAGGAGCGGCCATCAGCCAATCCCCTTCCCCATCATGGCGCTGATCCGGTCCCAGTAGTCGCCGGGCAGCGTCACCGTGTCATCTCCGCGGCTCTGGACGTGCTGCGCCACGCGCTGAAGCAGCATCATCTCTAGGAGCGGATTCAAAGTGTTGGAGCCCGCCGTCACGGTCAGGACGAGCGGGTACGTCAGGTCATCCTCGTCGAGGCTGGCGTACTGGATGCCGTTGATCGTGACCAAGGTCAGGCTGATCGTCGCCGCGTTGTCATCGACGCAAGTGCACGCCGTAGCCGGCTGGCGCTCGAGCCGGACAAGCTTCTCGGTGTTTGCCGGCTCGAGGCCGACGTACTGGGTGCGGGTCACGGGGTCCACGCACCAGCCGGTGCGCTCCTCGAGCTCCCGCTTCGCGGCCTCCCAGGCGATGGAAATGGCCGGATCGTCCTCGTTGTGAGGGATCCGCGCCCATGCCCGAAACTTGGGAAGGTCTAGCGCCATCTTTCCTCCGCAGCGGGCGGGGGGGGGACGAATCCCCCCCGCGCCCGCCTATGCGAGAGTCCTATCAGGCGTTGGTCACCTGGAGCTGCACGAGGCTCTTCACGCGGGTGAAGGCCGAGTTGGCGAACGCCATGCCCTGGAAGATCACGCGGGCGCTGCTCGCCGCGGTGATCTCGTCGCGGATCATGCCGACGCCGCCCCACTCGCGGATCGAGAAGCCCTCGCTGATGTTGCCGAGGACCGCGACCACGTTCTTGCCGGTGCTCGCCGTCGCGACGTGCGCCGGGAGGTACTCGGTGACGTACACCGGGAGGCCCATCAGGGTGAACGGCGCGGCCTGGGTGTTCGTCGCGTCAGACGACGGGATGAACACCGGGACGTTGTTCACCAGGATGCCGGCGATCGTCGCGTAGACGTCCTGCGGGAGGATCCAAGCCGCCGAGCCCCAGTACGCCGCCGGGAGCTTGCTGTACCGCATCTCCGACAGCTTCGCGATGGTGACCTGCGCGATGGCGAGAGCGCGGGTGGTGCCGGCCGAGGTCGCCGTCGTGATGTTCACGTTCGCGTTGACGGTGAAGATGCCCGTCGGCGCGTTGGTGCCGGAACCGCCGACGTAGCCCCACTCGAGGTTCTTGGCGAGCTGGCGCTGGAGCGAGTCCATGACCTCCGCCTCGACATCGAAGTTGGCCTGGCGGATCAGCTGCTGGCTGACCTGAGTGTAGGGGATGCACGGGACGGGCGAGATCGGCACCTCGACGAACGCCGGGTCGATCGACGTGCGAGCCGTCGAGCCGGTGTCGGGCTGCGTCCACGCCGAGGTGTAGTCGGCGGTGGCGAGCGAGTTGTAGCGCAGGGTCGGGTAGCCCTGGACGCCGGTGCGGAGGTCAGCCAGGTTGCGGACCACCGTGTTCGCGTCGAGGTACTTGAGGATGCCGTCCTCGTAGATCTTCGGGATCAGCACGCTGCTCGAGGCCGTCGAGATGATCTCGCGCTGCTCGGGGGCGCGGCCGCCCTTCAGGTAGCCGAGGAACTGCTCGCGGTACTCGGGGGACGAGCGCCACTCGATCGCCTGCTCGCGCTTCTCGGCGACCACCTTCGAGGTCGCGGCGTGGCTGGCGAACTTCTCGCGCAGCTCGGCGGCGCTGCGCTTCTGGTTGAGGTCCTTCAGCTCGTCCAGGAGCTCGCTGGCGCGGGCCTCCTGCTCGGCGGTGATCTGGTCATTCGCGAGAATGCCATTCACCTCGGTTTCGATGAACTTGCGACGCTCGATGATCTCTGCCTGCTTCATGTGAGTGCCCTCAATCGCAGACGAAGCCGGGCTAGCGCCGGCGCGTAGTTGCGTGCCTCGGCGCTCGTCTGCGGATACGCGCCGTTTTCAACGATGGAAATCTCGCGGAGGTCCACCTCCGAGAGGGTCCGCTCGCTGCCCTTCCAGGCGTCGGAGCGGACGTAGAAGCCGAATGACATCTCGGTTAGCACTCCGGCCTCGACCAGGGCGCGAACGTCACGCGCACGCTGGGTTTCTGGGAGATCGACCTCGAACGCGAGTCCCTTGGTGTCGCTTCCGAGCTTCAGCAGCCCGCTGCGGGTGTTGGCGAGCAGCTCGCGGCGATCGTGGCCGACGAGCATCGACACGTTTCCCGACAGGCTCGAGTCGAAGGCGCCGCGTGCGACCCGCTCGACAAACGGCTTGCCGTTGTTGACGCCGCGCACGGTCAGCGGATGGCTTGGCGCGTCGTAGACCGCCGCATAGCCGGCAAGCTTGTTGCCGGAACGCTCGAAGGTCGCCGTGCGGATCTCAAGCATTGTCACCCTCCGCGTCTGGGTTGCCGTCAACGACCGCTCCGGACGCGCCGCCTGGCATCGACACGGTCGGCGTGTCGAGGCCGTCGATCGGCGGAAGGCCGAGATAGTGCCGGGCGTCGTTCGGCGACATGATTCCGGCGAGCACCAGCTTCGAGAACGCCATGCCCTGGTCGCGGAGGTTGCCGCGGGTGATCGGGGTCGTGTCGATGTGCACGCGCTCGCCGGGAGCGCAGAGCTTGCGCTGGAGCTCGCTCTCCCACGCGGACGCCCACGCGGCGATCGCGCCGTCGGCATACGCGCGGGCCGTCTCCGCCTGGCTTGAGAGTGCGCCGCCGCCCTGCTGGAACAGCATTTCGGGCGGAACGCCGAATGCGCGGGCGATCTCCTGCACAGAGAAGCGGCGCGAGTCGAGCATCGAGCTGCTCGTCTCCTGGCTGATCTTCTCCGCCTTCATGCCCTCGCGCAGGATCAGCGGGCGGCTCGCGCCGTCCGCGGTCGCGTGCATGGTCATCCAGGCGTCGCGGATCGCCTGCACCGTCTGGTCGCTCATCGCGCCCGGATGGCTGATCGCGATCTTGCCCATGCTGCCCGTCTTGACGAGCGCAGCGTGCGCCCCGTCCTCGTCAGCGGCGAGCTGCATGGCGTGCCGCGCCATCTCGAGCGGCGAGCGGAACCAGCACGGGTTGAGGTGGTCCGGGTAGCAACCGACGTGCAGGATCTGATCCTGATTCAGCACCGTGCTGCCGATGCGGTAGATCACGCCGTCATCGGTCACCTCGCCGCTCATGGCGTCGGCGGGGATCGGCTGGAGCTCGGCGATCGCACCGTCAGACGAGCGTCGAATCAGCGCGAGGCCGTTGCCGTGCGTCAGGGCGACCGAAGTCGTGTAGCGACGGAACTCGTAGCCGGACTGCCACCGGCTGGCCTCACGGTTCATCAGCATCGAAACCGGGTGGTCCGGAATCGTCTGTCCGTCGCTGTCGAGGACCGAAATCGGGAGCCGGGCAATGTCCGCGCTGATCAGCTGCGTAGCGCGGACAACGGCGGGGATGGCGTCCACCGGCGCCGACACAATGGGCTCCGGTCGCGTGTAGATGGCTACACCCGACTTGAAACCAAAGAACCGAGCGAACATTGCCCGAAGCTCCATGGAACGGATGGAACCGAAACGCCCAAATCCGTCTACTGCGATTTTTGGAATCCCGGTCTATCCAATGGGACACGCGCTGGCGCTAACGCCCGTGACCTCGCGGACGCCGTTGTGCTCCATGAGCAGCGCCGCCATGTTCCCGGCGACCACCGCGTCGGTGTTGCCGTTGCTTCGCCCCTTGACCGGGCGGATGTTGCCGACGTTGTCCTTCACCAGCCGCACCGCCTGGAGCGCCGAGGACAGCACCGGATCCGGCTCGTAGAACAGCTGCCGCGACTTCAGGAGGTCGCCCCAGAGCTTCCACGCCGGGGCCATCGTCCGGATCGACTGATCGATCGGGACGATCGGCCATCCGCGATCCGCCCACCGCCGGATGTCCCGTGCCTGGGACGGGTTCTGGTCGACGCCGACCTTCCGCACGTCGTAGCGGGCCATGATCACCTCGAGCTCGGCCTCGATCACCGCCATGTCGTGCCACTCGCCCGGCATCCGGCGCAGATGTCCCTGTTCGCACCACTTCGACAGCGGGCACTTCGACCGCTTGGCGTCGGCTTCGATATCCAACCCAGCCCACCAGGACACGTTCCTGGCGCGGATACGCCCGCCGTCCACGACCATTACGCACAGGGTCGTAAGGTCGAGCTGGGTGCCGTACCCGCCGCGGCTCAAATCAATGGCGACCACCGCCGGGGATCCCCGTAGCCGATCCCAGTCGCAAGGCTCCGACTGCCGCTCTAGGACCGAGAGGTCCACGTCGGTGGTCGCCAGTTCGTGGTAGCGGCACGCCAGCTGCGTCTCGAACTCCGCAATCTGGACGGGATCGCCGCTCTCTAGCATCGTTCGCGCCGCCATCTCGAGCTGCGTCGGGTCGATGATCGTCCCGAGCCCGGGGTGCGCCTTGATCCATGTCGCCGGGTCCGATGCCTGATCGTCGGCGTCCAAGCCGTACAGCATCGGCCACCAGCCGGCTGGATACGGCTGTCCGGACGCGATCGCACGCTCGAGCGCGTCCCAGTAGCCCCAGATGGGGCGAGTCTTCATCTCCGGATCGGGCGTCGTGGCGTGCAGCGCCTGGCTGCTCGGGAACTTGGCAAGCCCGGTCAGCAGCCGCCCGAACGCCTTTTCCATGCGTGCCGTCTCGTCGGACACCACCGTCCGAACCGTCAGGCCGTCGAGCGCCTTGTCGGTGCACGGAAGCGACGTGTACCGGTTGCCGCCGTGCGTCACCTTGCCGGGGTGCGCCGGGGTGCTGCCGCCCGTCGCGTGCCATTCCTCGTCCCCGAGCGTCTCGGACATCACCCGCATCCGCTCGAACGTCTTCTGCGCGAGGCGCCCGTCCGGCGCGACGCTCGCGAACTCGAGCCGCGTCGTTGGGTCGCTCATCGCCGCCATGATCAGGCTCGCGGCGAACTCCGTCTTCCCGTTGCCGCGCCCGACGGCCAGAAGAAGGTTCTTCGTCGCCGGCGTGTCGGTCTTCCGCCCGTCCACGATGCGACGCCTGGCGAGCAGCAGCATCGCGACCATGCATTGCCAGGGCATCCACACGAGCGGGGTGCCGGCGCCGGCCTCGGCGCCCTGCCCGCACCGCAGCGCGAACACGCGGGCCGCGTCCGCTCGAGCATCGTCCCACCAGACGCCGTGCTTCGCCGGCGCACGCCGCTCCTCGAGGTAGCGGCGACAGGCGTCCGTGATCCTCGCATTCGCGACGATGCTGCCATCCACCACCGACTTCGCGTAGGCGTCGGCCTGGGCGGCGCAGTCAACCGGCTTGGGCTTGCGGGATCGCTTCGCCATGTGCGTCAGTTTTGGAGG